ATCTCAGCCGCAATAAGATTGCAAGGCTGATGGATGAAGAAACATGGATGAATGCAGAAAAAGCATTGCAGCTGGGTTTTGTAGACGGCATTCTCTTTTCTAAAAAGAATCCGTTTGTTCCAGAAGAACCAGAAAAAACAGATCCAGATGAAGAAGAAACAGAGGAATCTCCTGAAGAAGATCCGGATGAAAAAAAGAAGGAAAGCACAGCATCCATGCTGTATACGCCTTCTAAGACACTGGATTCTTTTCTGCAGAAGATTTCTGCGACTGCATCCAAAGGAACACCGATCAATCAGCTGGATAAGCGGCTGGCACTTTTGAAAGATTAAAACCTATAGGAGGACTGATACTATGACAATTCAGGAACTGAGAGAAAAAAGAAGCAAGGCATGGGACACTGCCCGTGACTTTTTGGATTCCAAGCGAAATGAAAGCGGTCTGCTTTCGGAAGAGGACAGCAAGACCTACGATGCCATGGAGCAGCAGATCGTGGCATACGGCAAGGAAATCCAGCGGCTGGAACGACAGGCTCAGATTGAAGCGGAGATGAACAAGCCCACTTCTACGCCGATTCAGAACAAGCCGAACGCATCCACTCACAGTGATACCAAAACAGGAATTGCATCTGACGAATACTGTACTGCTTTCTGGAACAGCATTCGCAGCCGCAATTTTTACGATATTCGGAATGACCTGCAGGTTGGCACGGATACGGAAGGCGGCTATCTTGTGCCGTCTGAATTTGAACGGAAGCTGGTAGAAGCCCTGACCGAAGAAAACATTTTCCGACAGCTGGCGACTGTCATCAAAACTTCCTCCGGTGATCGAAAGATTCCCATCGTTACTTCTAAGGGTGAGGCATCGTGGATGGACGAGGAAAACGCATATAAGCTGTCAGATGATACCTTTGGACTCATAACCCGGAGGTCGTCACCTCGTATTTATCCCCTATAATAGCCAAAAAAGCACGTAGTTTCGGCATTTTCCGAGATTGCGTGCTTTCTTTATCAGCCCTAAAAAAATGCATTTCTGGCACTATTCTGGCACTAAAAGAAAAAAGTTCATAATTAAAAAGGACAAATAAACAAAAACGACCGCCCACGGAATACACCCGAGGCGGTCTTTCTTTATGCCTGTTTTCGTAAGAAAAAATCAGAAATGAAGTTGGTGGCTTCTTCCTTTTTGGATTCAATCACATGTTCATAGATATTCATTGTGGTTGATGTATTACTATGTCCTAATAACTCACTAACCGTTGCAACGTCAAACCCATTTGCACCGAGCATAGATGCCAGAGAGTGCCGGAACGCATGAGGGTTGATGTGTGGCAGCCCGTGACGTGCTGAAAAGTTGTTCAGAAATCTTGTGGGGCTGTCTGGGTGCATCGGATAGCCGACTTTTCCGGGCTGTTCCATCACAAAAAGATATTCTGCCCGGACAGTGTGCAGCGTGCCGCTCCCGTCTGGGATCTGCAAGAAGCTATTCCATGCTGTTCCGTATTGTTTCCGCATGGCTTGCCATTCTTCCCGGTATTCCTGCAAGAGTGCAACCGTTTCATCTGACAAAAACAGAGAACGAACGGAACTTTCTGTTTTCGGTGTTTCTTCATAAATTCCAATCTCTTTGGAATAAAGCAAATTATTTTCAATGCGGATAGTTTTCTTCTCTAAGTCGATCGCCGACCATTTCAGCCCCACGATTTCCCCTCTCCGGCAGCCTGTAACCATCATCAGATGTACCAGCACACGCCATTTCAACGGCTCTTCCTGTAAGGCTGCACGGATTGCAAGCAGCGTTTCCGGCTGGAAATAGTTCGGAGTGGTTCGCTTTGTAGCCTTTGGCAGGTTTGTAACCTTTTTCGCTGCATTATATGGAACAAGCATTTCCTTTTCTGCCTGTGACAAAATTTCAGAAATTAAAACATGATGTTCCATGATGGTCTTTTGTGAAAGTGGTTTGGTATTCTTTTTGACTGTGAACAACTCTGACCGCTTCATTTGCAAGGCTTTTGCAATTTCTACCGCATTTTCTAAAGTGGTCGCATGCCCTTTACAGATGCCGGAAATGGTCGTTCGTGGAATTCCGGCACAAGCAGCAAGAGCGGCTTGCGTGAGTTTCCTGCTCCGGAGCAGGGCTTTGAAATCCTGTGCAGGCGTTGCCGTGGCAGGCTGTACCCGTACTTCTCCCCGTTTCAGCTGCTTGTAAAACTGTGTCAGATGCTGGGGACGCAGGTCTTGCAGTTTCATTGCTCCGATTCCGGCATTGATTCGCCGGAGCAGGCTTGCATAGCGTTCTAACGTGCTCCGCTTTACGCCGCTGCTTGCTTTGCAGTCCATCACATAGGCGGCATACTCTGCAAAAGTCTTTCGTTTGTCCAACTCGTAGCCCTCTTTGTACCGCATTTCATCCTTTAAGGTTTCCTCTTGAGCCAGCTTCTGAAATTTTGCGTCTGACATCCCGAGCGGCTTTTTTAGTGTTCGGGAGCGAATCCGTTTTGTTCCGTCTAAATTATAGCCATCGCACACCCGGATGCGAGCGGAAATGATTTCCCCTGCTTTGTTTTTGTTAAATGTCGGTTTCGTCATTCTGTTTCTTCTCCTGCTCTTCTTTTTGGTGTTCGCATTCCGCCTCTTCAAAATATTTTTCTGCTAACGCAAATCCATATTCCTTTGCTAAATCTCTATATTCGCCAAACATATCATGCATACATTTAGTAGCTTTATATTCAGATAAATCAGCTTGATCCTCAAAAAGTCTGCAAGTTATAATATAATCGCATATAGATGCTGGTTCTCCATCTCCCATGATCAAAAAGTCTTTTAAAAATGGTTTTTTTTCAAATTCACTTTTTACTCTTTCTTCGCATTCCTCATCTGTTTCTGATTCCTCATCTATCTGATCTAAATCAGCAAAAAGCCAATGTAGCAGAAATAACACTTTATAATTTTTAGCCATATCAAGAAAATTAAGCAAAACGCCCCGGAAAGTGCGAGACGATAAAAATAAATTGAGAATTTCATAGGGTTCAATTCCTTCGATGGTCTTTTTGTTAGATATATATGCCTCATTGTTTTCCTCGTCAAGGAGTTTTTTTGTTTCTTGTATGTTTTTGATTGCTTCTTCCGATAATCCCGTAACTGCACACGCTGTTTTCATGCTTTTCTCTGCGGTTCTGGAGTTTGAAAACCCTAATAAATAATCAGCAGTCACATCAAAGAAATTTGCAATCCGTGCCGCAATATCAATATCTGGCAGTCGATCCCCGTTCTCATAATAGCCAATCGTTGCTGGAGAAATTCCAATCTGTTTCGCCAGTTTTGATTGTGATAACCTCTTTTCCGTCCGCAGCTGTAAGAGCCGCTTTCTGAACACCTTAACAACATTTGTCGCTTTTCTCATCGCTTTTCCTCGCTTTATTTATTTTTGTTGTTTTATTTCCGATATGTCACAAATTTTATTGAAAACTGTTGACAACTATGAAAAGTCGTGTTATACTGTGGAATATAACAGCAACAATTCTGATTTTATTATATCATTTATTTTTGTTGTTGTCAATAGAAAAGAGGTGATTTTTTTGACAAAAACAGAAATTAAGCAGCTTGCAAAAAAAGCGGGCGTGTACATGTGGCAAATCGCTGAAAAGCTGGGAATTAATGATAGCAATTTCAGCCGTAAGCTACGCCGTCCATTGTCAGAAGCAGACACAGCAAAAGTGCTTGCAGCCATTGAGCAGCTGACAGCAGAGCAGGCAACCCCAACGGACGAATGAACACCTACGACCGCCGGAGCAACGGCAGAAAGAGAGCATGTAATATGTATGTAAAAAACGGAAACGCTGAAAAAATCGAACTGGAAACCCTGAATGTCTTTTGCACCTGCCCGGTATGCAAAAAAGAAGTCCTTGTACCGGAATGGGCGGAACTGATAGCAGAAAACGGCTTTGATGTAGCTGTGTACTGTGACAAGTGCAGCGACCACGCCAAAAAAAGCAGAACTTACATCCGCCAGCACATCGCCGATGCTGTGCAGCACATGAATCCCGACAGCTTGCAAACGGTGTTAGACCTTGTCGCCCACTATGCAGCTGACTAACCACCGGAAAAATAACAAAAAAAGAGCGTGTACCCTGTGGCAGCAGAGTACACGCCAAACGGTTATTCTTTGCCTATATACTAACAACGTCTATACTACAGTTAGGACAGCTTGCTTTCTAAAAATAACCTGTTCTTATTGTAGCATAAAACGAGCAAGAATGCAAGTAAAATCGAGGAAAAACGGAGGAAAAATGAAACTATGGCAATACCACGCATGATCACCATCAAGGAAGCAGCAAAATTGTTTGACATGACGGAACATTCCATTCGGACAAAAGCCAGAGAAGACCAAAACGGAGCAAGACTTTTTACAGTCATGATTGGGAAGAAATATCTCATCAATGTAGAGCGGTTCACGATGTATCTCAACGGGGCATTTTTTCAGCCCGTACAACAGAAACCACAGGCGGTGGACGGCATTACACCGGTAGCAGTGGGGCGGTGAGTGCATGGAAGATCAGACCTTATTTTTGCAGTATGCGAACGCAATCTCAAACGGCAGATGGGAAAGTTTTCTGGAAAGTCAGTCGCCGGAAATGATCCTAAGTGAATTAGAACCGCTTTGCCATGCTGCCCTGCTCTCACGAAACAGTGAGGAAGCATCACAATTTCTGGAAGCGATGTTTCAAAGACTTTCCGGATCTGTTCCATCGGAGCAGGTAGGCTTTTTTCTGAAAATCAAAGAACGGGCGGAATCGGTTGTGGGAGTCAACCACTGGCAGGAAATCACAGAACAAAAAGCAGAGATGCCCCTAAAGCCTGTCTTTCCGGTTGGAACGTTTCCCCCTATGATAGAAACCTATCTGGACAATGTTGCAAAAAGAAATCAGGTGCAACGTGAAATGGTATATCCGGCAGCGTTGGCTTCTTTGGCTCTCTGTGTACAGGGAAAATTCAAGGTGGAATATCCAGATGCCACCGGTCACCGGCAGCATTTATGTCTTTATATCGGCATTGTAGCGGAATCCAGCGAACGAAAAAGCCCTGTTTTTCAGCAGGTATTCAAGAAACCGTTCTGGACGTGGTACAGCGGAATCAAGGCAACCTATGAGGCAGAAAAAGCACATTATTCCGCAGAACGAAAAGTGCTGCAACGGCAACTGGATGCAGCCGAAAAAGACAGCACAAAGAAAGGAAAGGCAGAAACCGCCGTGGAAGACATTGCCGGACTGGAAGGAAAACTTGCAAGCCTGAAACCGCCACGGAATCCCTATTTTATTTTCAGCGACATCACACCAGAGGCTCTTGCTGTAAACCTGAGAGAAACCGGAGAAAGCGGCGGAATCTTCTCCGAAGAGGGCGACTTCATGGAGATCATTGCCGGACGTTATGCAGAGAAAGGAAAAAGCTCTAACGCTGAATTGGTGCTGAAAGCGTACAACGGGGAAGTATACCGCAGCAACCGGATTTCCAGAGAAGAATTGATGCTGGAACGTCCGCTGCTGTCTATGTGTTTGATGTTGCAACCAGATCTTTACCAGAGAATTGCCACCAATCAAGACTTACAAGGGCGTGGCGTGATCCCCCGTTTTCTGTTCTCTGTTCCGGAAAAACATAAGACCCCACGAAAGGCAATCAATAACGAAATCATTCCGCTAACGGGAGAAGATGCTTATCATGCAATCATCTGGAAGTTTTTAGATCTGGATCTTTGCGAGGAACAAGAAATTCCCGTTCTAAAGTTCGCCCCGGAATTATGTCAGGAATCGTCTGGACTGGGAAAGCACTTGCAATGGATTGAAAACACCATTGGAGAAAATGGAATCATGGAAAAAGAATCTGCCTATGCTGGAAAAGCAGGTGGGAAACTCATTCGGATTGCTGGCATTCTGCATTTGCTCTGGGGATACGACCAGTATACCCCTATTTCCGAAGAAACCGCAAATCGTGCTGTTCAGATCCATGAATTTTTCTTTGGAGAAAAGCTGAAAGAAATGCAAGCCCGAGAGAATCGGGAAGAACAGATTGTGCAGCGTGTACAACGTTCCCTGCTCCGGCACACCGTAGAAAAGGGACTTGCATACATCCCACAGCGTGATTTTTACATGAAAGTAAAGGGAAAGGATCTAAACAGCATGGAACATTTTCACGCCATTTTGGAAACACTGGAAGAAAGAAACGTGCTGCAAGTGCAGCGTTCCGGAAATAAATATCTGATCTATGTTTCCCCGTTTTTGTTTTAAATTTACAAGAAACGCTCCCACACATCCCACACTTCCCACAAAACATTGAAAAAAGCCCGAAATTACGCAGGTTTTATGTGTGGGAGAATTTCAAAAACCGTTTCCCACACGTTCCCACACGCTCCCACGTTTTCTTTGCAGAATGCTGAAAACTGCCGAAAATACGCAGGTTTTCTCATGTGGGAGAAATGAAATCTGCTTTTCCATGATTCTCCCACACTTTTTGATTCTTTGCAAGGTGTGGGAAAAAGTGTGGGAAGTGTGGGATTGGTGTGGGTGAAGTGTGGGAGATTTAAAAAAATGCAAAAAGTGCCGAAATTTCGGGGCATTTTTGGAAAGTGTGGGATGTGTGGGATTGATTTTCAGGAAAGGAAAAAATAAATGGAATTTCAGACCGCTTTTCAAGAGATGTTACAGGCAACCACTTCCCACGATTCAGACCAAACCGCCGCTACTGCTTGCAGCAAAGCCGGAATTTCTCCAACGGCGGACTATTACGCCGGAGCGATTCAGACCGTTCAGCAGGCATGCGAGCGGAAAAAGCCGAACTCCGCTGCATTCTGGAACGCCTATCAAATCAGCCTGTGCAACCATCTGCACCAACTGGAGCAGGACACCCCACCAGACGACAAACAGCAGGAAAAGAAGCTGCTCCGGGACAGTATCCGCACCGTACAAGCGATTTTATACGCCATTGCATAAAAATACACCGGTTACAAGTGAGAGCCTGTAGCCGGTGTTTTTGTGTGTCTGAGGACGTTCATTCAAGAACCCCCTCCACTGATTTTTTGCCCCGCATTTGGAAAGAGTTCCCTACACCGTTCCGGAGAACCTTACAGGGCGTGGGGTGTCATGGGGGGAGCCTGCTCCGGAAAAACTACACGGAAACCCGTTCAGCGGAATTGTCCGTTCCCCTGTCGGTATCAGATCCCCCGAAAGATTTGGTTCTTGGTTGCTGGGGGATGTTCGGAGTTCAATCCCAGTCAATTTCATCATGATTGACCACGTCACCGTTCTGGAAATTCCGTTCTGCCTCTTCCAGATGCTTTGCTTCCTCTGGTGTGACCTTTGTGAAGTCCGGATCCCATGCAAGCACCTCTGAGGCTACACGTTCTTCTGCAACCGCTTCACATTCTGCAATTGTAAACGGATCTAAGTCAATGTAGTCTGTCGGGTCGTGGTGTCCGGATAAATCCCACGCCACCGTATCATTCAGAACGGTTAATGCATCCCGGAAAAAGACGGGATTTTTCAGCGGTTCAAACACACCGCCGCTCTGAATCAGCGGCAACACATCCACTTTTCGAATCGTGCCGTCCAGAAGATAGGCATACACAGTGAAATTTTCTCCAGCGACTGCCTGCACAACCACCGGAAACATGGGTTCTTGCTGCATAAGGTTCAGACCCCTTTCTTGCCTATTTCAAGCCTGCTTCTGATAGGCTATAAAATCATGCAACCACTGTGATTTCAATCCACGCCCCCGCGTAAGGGGCGACGCAAGGAACACTGTCCCGTTCTGGTAAAAACGCAACTTCCTGTTTCAATCCACGCCCCTATATAAGGGGCGACCTATAAAAATGCTTCAAGCCTGCTTTTGATAGGCTATAAAATCATGCAGCCATCTGGGAAGATGGTCTGTCAGGGGAAACACCGTTCCATTCTGATAAAAAGCGACCTCCTGAAAGCCGTTCTCGTTGTCATAATAGTGGACTTCATCACAGTACGGTACAACTGCGGCAAGGTCTGCAAATCGCTTCTCGTACCGTCTGCGGACATCCTGCACGGGGATGTCATGCCCACCTTTCCGGACACGGTTTTCAATCCGGAGCAGGCTTTCTTCTGCCGAACTGACCCCGACATAATACAGGCGGATGTGGTAGTCTTTTTCTCTGGCTTGCTGGATGGTTCGCAGGGTTCGCCGTTCGGAAAGCGTTGTTTCCTGTGAAAAGTTGATGCCCTTTTTCAGGCAGTCGTTTACTTTGGAGATTGCAAGTTTCCCGGCGGTGAGGCGGTCGCAATGCTCCTGTGCTGCGATGCTGTCCGGGTCGATAATCACGCCCATATCGGGCAACTGATGCCGCAACACGCCGGAAAGACTGCTCTTTCCAACGCCATTGACACCGCCAACAATGGTATATTGTTTCACGGTTCGCCTGCTCCCTCCTGCTCCTGCCGCTGCATCACCGGAAAGCCGTCTTTTTGCAGCTGGGCGTTAATCGCCTGATTGACATAGCCGTTGATACTGCCGCCAGTCTTTGCGGTTGCTGCTGCCTTAACCAGATCTTTGCAGCCTTTGGGAACGATAATCCGCAGGCTATCATAGTTCTGGGCAGCATATTTGTTTTTGTACTCTGATTTTTCCGACATTTCTTCCCTCTTTTCTGGGGTGGGTTTTATGAGAATATATTTCCCCCATCCTACCACCATTATAGCATAAATTGCAATCATGTTCAAGACAAAAAATAAACGAAAATTCATGTACATGTTTGTACAAGTTGCTTATTGACATCATGAACATGAATATGCTATGATAATTCCAGTGAGAAAAGCAATACTCACAATACAAATGAAAGGACTTGTAAGATTATGGACAAGACAAGCTTTATTTTTCACACAGAGTGGGGGCGACTGTTCCGGCGGCTCTCAGATGCAGATTGCAAACGCCTGCTCCAAATGATGTGCGACTATGCCGCTGATGGCATTGAGCCGGAGGACACGCCGGACATGGTCGGCATGGCGTTTGATTGCATCCGTGGGCAAATGGATTATGACCAAGACCGCTACCGTTCCACCTGCGAAAAACGCCGTCAAGCCGTCCAAAAACGCTGGGACAAGCAGAAACAAAAGAACACGGAGCAGGAACAAGAGGGTACAAAAAATACAAATGTATCCACTTGTATAGACGGCGATACAAAACATACCGATAATGATATTGATAATGATATTGAGAATGATATTGAGAATGATATTGAGAGTGAGTGTATTATAAATAATACACATACGCACGCACACGCACACGAGAGCACAGCGGATGAAGTGAATCAGGCTCACCCCATCCAGAACAGCAACCAGATGCAAGCAGAGATCCCAACACTGGAACAGGTGCAAGCATATGCACGTGAACAGCAGGCAGTTACCAGCCCGGAACGGTTTTATAATTATTTTGCTGCAAATGGCTGGGTAGACAGTAAAAACCGACCAATACAGAACTGGCAAGCAACATTCCGGTACTGGGATATACAGGACAGGGAAAAGGCAAATAGCAAGCAGAAGCCTGCTCTGTCGCCGGAAAAAGCGGCAATCTACGAAGAATTGACTTACACCCCTTCCCCGTTGTCGTTGCAAAAAAATAAGGCTGTAAGTGCCTAACGCCAACCAAGCCAAAAAGCACTTACAACCAAAACCAAAGCCCGATAAAGACCTTGCTACATGATTATAGCATTTCTTTTCGGGTGTGTCAATCATTGGTTTCACAATTCTGTGACACCAAACCAGAAAGGAACTGAAAATGAAAACAGATCCATACCAAACAAAACGGAGAAATATTATTTCAAGAAAAATAATGAAAAGAAAAGTAGAGGAAAAACAAGTAGAAGAACTTTTAGAGCTATTTCTTTCTTTGCCGAACGACACGCAGCATTATTGGGGGACATGGTACAAAGTTGGAAGAGAGATAGAACGGCAGCGAGAGAAAGAGAAAGAAGCGAACGAAACGAAAGAAAAGAAGGTGTAACAACATGCTGGAAAATATTTTGATCTTATCCGGAGCAGTTGCCCTTTTCGTTCTGTACTACGGCACACAGAGCCTTTTTGAACATCTCCGGAGCAGGTTCAACGCCATGCAAGAAGAACCGCCAGAGCCAGAGCTTGACCGGTTGGACTATCCAGCAGCAATGGCAACCATTGACCAGATACAGACCATCCGGGAACGGCTGGACAAACTGGAAGAACTGATTACTTACCTAGAAATCACCCCACCAGAGAGCCAGCAAGTGACCTGCTCCACGGCGTTTCGGTCTGAGGATACCAAACAGCACGCTTACACATTCAGCCCCACAGGCGGCAGCACAGACGCTCTCACGGCGATTCAGACCGCTGCAAAGGCAGAACGTGCAGCCCTCCGGCAGTCCCTCTCTTCCCTACTAAAGAGCCTACCAGAAGCAGCGGTACGGCATGGACAAAACGGACGACAAAACAGCGACCAAACACAGACCAAACAGACCCCTATTTTCCGTGGGGGAGTGGTAGAAAAGGGGGCTTGAATATGCAGGAAGTAAAATACTGTCAGCGGTGTGGCGTTGTCATTGGCGATGCTTATAATACGGACTGGTATGCATACATCAGCCAAAAGTATTGCAAGGCATGTAAAAAAATCTGTGACCGGGAGCGGAAAGCAGAGTGGGCAAGAAACAAGCGGCGAAAGGTTGCCCTTGCAAAGGCAGAAGCAGCCGCAGAGCAGGCAGCAGAGGAACGGGAACGGCTACAGCTACGGCGAGCAGAGAGCCGGGAACTGACCTTGCAGCGACAGAAAAATAAAGTCATGGAACAGGAAATTGCAGCCTTGCAAGCGTACATCGTAAAGCTGAGAGAATTGACCTGACAAGACCACACACAAACACAAAAAGCACATCTTTTCTCAAAACGAGAGAGGGTGTGCTTTTTCGCTACTCAAAAATGAGCGGCAAGCGTAAGGCGAACTTTGCGTTAGGGTTTTCGTGGGGTCACGAAAATGATAGATACAAGCGAATCAGAAAAGACCTGCTCCCCTATTTTGTCTTATTTTGTATCATGGAGCAGGCTTGCAAGTGGGTGTCAAATCACCACCCAGCAGGGGCAGGCTTGCAGAGTGCTTTTTTCTTTGTTCGCTCTTTATTTAACATTGCAGGTGCTGTTCAGCGTCTTTACATCCCAGATTGACAGCTGCAATGAGAAGTGGGAAAAGATAAGGCAAGTAAGGGCGGAGGCTGGCAGAAAAGGCGGTGCAAAAAAAGGCAACCAGAACGCAGCTAAGCAAAAACAAGCAAAACAAGCAAATGTTTGTTTTGCTAAGCAAAAACAAGCAAACATTAGCAAAACAAGCTGTAACTGTTACTGATACTGTTACTGGTACTGTAACAGTACCAGTAACAAATAAGCCGCCGGACGGCACTGCCCCCAATGGGGCAGCACCACCGGCTAAACCTGCTCAAAAATGAGCGACTTGAAAAGCTGGTGTCAATCAAAGTTACGGCAGACTATTTTGTCCGCCGTGAAAATAGGGGTAATGCATTCTTGCTTTCCAGATCTGGAAAGCGTTTCTGATCTCCTGTAACGCTCTTTTTTGAGCATAACGCAAACAGTAAAGCGATTAGACATTTTTGACCATCAGCAGAACCCCGACATTTTTGTCTAAGTTGAAATAAGTTGAAGTGGAACTTTTGGACAAATTTGTCCGTAACGCAAATGGTGGAACTTCCACTCAAAAATGAGCAATATGGTGTCACATTTCGTTACCCCTTTTTTTCTGCTCTGGAAATGATCGGATTCAAATTCCGGTCAGCATCTCACTAACAAATCGTTATTGAGTTTCTGACAATGGATCGGAATCCAATTCCGACCCTTTTTATGGATTGCTCTTGCTTCGTTCTCGCTTCGTTGCCCCTGAGAGCGTCTGTGCGGCTCTCTATGGGCTTTTCCTGCTCTCTCTGCAAAGTTTATGAATACACTTGCAGAATGTCACACAAAGGCGTATAATGGCTATATCAAAAAAGGAGATGCAGACATGGAACTAAATTTGAAAATGCTACAAGCAGAGCAGGCAGAAGCAGGCATCTTGAAAGACTTAATCCAGAAACTACAAACAGATCTGCAAGCATATCCGGAAAGCCTTGCAGCGGAATCCATCAAAGAACTGCTTACACTCTACCAGGAAAAGTATACACGCCTTACAAAAACATTGAACACGGCAGAAGCTGCCTTTTCTGCTCTCCCAGCAGAATCCGAAAGCCTGCTCCGAATGCGATACCAAGACGGGTTGACCTGTGAGCAGGTATGCGATCGGCTTTATATTGCAGCAACCACACAGAAACGGAAACACCGAAAAGCCTTGCAGCAACTGGAAGCAATCTTGCAGGCAATGGATCCACCTTGCAAGCTGACAAAGAAATAGGCGAAACGTCAAATTGTCCGGTTGTTGACAGAGAGCAGGCGTAAAATGGTGCAGTGTCAAAAATGGCACTATTCTGGCACTAAAGTTATAAAAAGGCACTACAGATTACTACAAGTTACAAGAAGCAGAAATCAGAAAATGCAGCAATATCGCACGTTATTTCAGATTACTAAAAATTACGACAAGTATACCTGAGAACAGGCTTCCCTCGGTGCGTACAAGGTCGGTACGGCAATCAAGATCTCTGAAGAACTGCTGAATGATGCCGCTTTTGATCTGCCGTCTTACATCGCAAAGGAATTTGCAAGAAGAATCGGTGCAAAGGAAGAAGAGGCATTTTTCGTTGGTGACGGCAAGGGCAAGCCGACCGGTATCTTTGCAGCAACGGGCGGTGCAGAGAGCGGAGCAACTACCAGTACTGCCAATATCACTTTTGATGATGTTCTGGAACTGTTCTATTCTCTGAGAAGCCCGTACCGCAAAAAGGCGGTGTGGGTGCTCAATGATTCTACGGTTAAGGCACTTCGCAAGTTGAAGGACAACACAGGCAATTACATCTGGAGTCCGTCTGTGCAGGCTGGTGTTCCGGATACAATCCTCAATCGTCCTTACAAGACATCCAGCTATGTGCCGGAAATCAAGGCAGGCAACAAGTGCATGGCATTCGGTGACTTTAGCTATTACTGGGTAGCCGACAGACAGGGACGCTCTTTCAAGAGACTGAATGAACTCTTTGCTATGACTGGTCAGGTTGGTTTCCTTGCTTCGCAGCGTTTGGACGGCAAGCTGATTCTTCCGGAAGCAATCAAGACACTTACCATCAAGAAAGCGTAATCAGAGAAAGGGGTTGGAGTGGGTGGTAACTTTACAGGAAGTCAAGCAGTATCTGCGAGTTGATTTTGAAGATGATGATACATTGCTTCTCTCTCTTATTTCAACTGCAAAACAGCTGATAATGAATGTAGGAAGAATGGACGAGGAACGCTTTTCGGAGAACGAAAAGGTCTACAATCGTCTGTTCCATTGCATCATAGGTCTTGGAATCTTCCTCACTGAGCACGCCATTTGCGTTTCGCTTGCTGTCAAGAAAATCACGTGCTGTATCCCAGGTCTTCTTTCTCTTTTCTCTGAGTTCTTTAATCGTCATAATCAATTCCTCCAATCAATATTTCAAAAGTGCCAGTCTTTTTTCAAGCTGGTCAATGGGTGTGCCTGTAACGGATTCTGCTGATGCAGATACTTTGGATAAGAATGCAGATAGATTCTTCGATTTGGAATAGGTCATTGCAGTCAGTGTATCTTCTTTTTCTTCTTCATCCGGTTCTTCCTCTTTGGGAACAACAGGCATTTTCTTCTCTGCAAACAAAATCCCGTCCACAAAACCCATTTCATGAGCCTTTTTTGCATTGAGCCATGTTTCATCGGACATCAGCTTCGCAATCTTATTTCTGCTGAGGTGAGATTTGGTTTCGTAGGCGTTAATAATGCTCTCTTTGACTTCTTCCAGAAGTTCAATTGCTTTTTCCATATCTGCTTTATTGCCTATTGCTGATGTGGAAGGGTCGTGAATCATCATTAGGGCAGTCGGTGCAATCAAGGTTTCATCACCTGCCATTGCCACAACAGAAGCAGCAGAGGCAGCAATGCCATCAATTTTCACAGTAACCTTGCCTTTGTGACTTTTCAGCATAGAATAAATCTGACTTGCAGCGAACACATCGCCCCCTGGTGAATTCAGCCAGACTGTCAGATTTCCGCTGACTTTTGCGAGTTCATCACGAAACAAAGCAGGTGTCACTTCATCGCCCCACCAGGTATCTTCTGAAATAGGGCCATTAAACAAAAGCTCTGTTTCCGATGTATCTTCGTTTTGGATAAAGTTCCAAAATTTCTTCATTTGGTTTTTTCCTCCTTTTCTGAATTTTGATTTGCAAATTTTCCCGCTTCAGAAAGTTTTGTAAAGCTGCCATTACACAAGTAAAGATTACCACCTTCTTCCTCAGAAAGCATATTCATATCTTCCAGTTCACGAATATCGTTAGCAGACATCCAGCCGTTCTGACGTGCTGTAGCATATCCCTGCATACGGGAAGCATAATCGCCACGCAGAAGTCCGTCCACATTGAACTTCACGAAATACTTTCCTTTTTCAGAATCAGAAAGAAGTGCTTTCTGTAAAGACTGCTCCCAGCGGACAATCCATGGGTCAAGGCTGTATTTCACGAAATCCAAAGAGAGATGTTCCACATTAGAAAATGTGGCATGGTCAAGGTCGCCGATCATATGAAGCGGCACTCTGTACATTCTTGCGATTTCTTCAATCTGAAACTTTCTGGTTTCCAGAAACTGTGCTTCATTATTCGGAATTGCAATGGGTGTGAACTTCATGCCCTCCTCTAAAACTGCGACCTTGTGAGCGTTTCTTCCGCCATAGGCGCTTTGCCAGGCATCACGCACACGTTCCGGATTTTTGATTACCCCAGGGTGTTCTAACACGCCACTTGGTGAAGCACCATTTCCGAAAAACGATGCTCCATATTCTTCACAGGCAATAGAAATGCCGATTGCATTTTTTGCAAGTGCAATCGGCGAATATCCAACCAGGTAGAGTAGGGAAAAGTCGCCTTGCAATATTTCTATTGTAGGTTTACTTATCCCTCTCCCCAAACCGTGCTTACACC